CATAGTAGGTTTAGCTACTATAGACTCAATTAAAGATGTAGCTTTACTTGATGTAGTTTGATTACTAGATGTAGGCTTAACTGAGCCTGTCTGTAATTTAACTGTATCTACTGTCTCTGCCATTGTTTATCTTCCTTGTCGATTGTATTTTTTAAATGTTGATCTTTTGTTTAAATTTTTACGATGTATACCTTTTCTTTTTTTTGGCTTTGGTCGTGGTGTAAAATGTAAAAAACTCTGCCTAGCCATTAGGGTTTAGTTGGCCACGTAGCGTTTGTACATTTAGCAACAGTGTCTTTACCATCAGGTAAATCTCTAAGAGCTTGTCTGTAGGTTTTCATATCAGATGATATAGCATTACCTTTTTCAAGTTCCGATGTAATTTCCCAATCAGATGCTTTTAAAAGACCGTCTCTTTTTTGTCTTAGATCCGCTAAAGCTCTAGCAGGAGCTGCATTAGCCCAAGCCGCTTCTTCATTGTCTCTAGCTGTCTCTTCAGCTGCTGTAAATTGTACTCTGTTACCATTTATATTATGATATCTTGGCATAGTTTTCTCCTTTGGTGTTATGTATCATTATTATAGAATTCCGTAAAGGCAAATATCTCCACTTTCAATATTTCCTGTAGATGATTTAAATCTAAATCTTGTCAAAGCTGTGGTTGTGTTAAAATATCCACCAACAAAAACATGTTGATTTACATCTGACATATCTAAAGTTGATGTTCTAGCCATAAAATGCTTAACAAAAACAGAACTGCTTGGATTAAAAACTTGAAGATAACCAGACATACATTCATCATTTTCTGTTCCAATAGGAGAACTTAATCTTTGAAAAGATGTTGATTGTGCTAAATCATCAGCTGTTCTATAAGATAAAGCTGTTTCACTATCTGCTTCATCATGAGTAGCTTTAAAATTTGATGATGTAATTGTTTGATTATAGTTAGTATTAGTTCCTGTATCAGCTTGAAATAAAAAATAACCATCATTACTTGCACCATGAATACTAATAAACTTAAACACATAGGAATCATAAGTATCATCTAATACAACACTAGATGCACCATCAACAAAAGATAGAGTTGCACTAGAACTAGCAGTTAACTTTTTGATAAATACCATATTACCACCGCCAGCTTCAACAGATCCAAAAGTAGTAGCTGATCTAGCTCCTCGGTCATTTACTGTAATTAATCCTGAAGTAGGTAATGTCATTATGCGTCCTTTATTCCATAAAGTTTAATTTGTCCTGCATCTATGTTTCCAGAACTCATTTTAAATTGTATTTCATCAATAGCTGATGTTGTATTAAAATACCCAGCTATAAAATCATTTTGACTATAATCACTATGAACATAATTATTTGAAGTAGATATAAAATGCTTGACCATCACAGTTGAAGATGGATTAAATAAGTGAAGATAACCTACTTTACATTGGTCATTATCGTTACCTATTCCAGTATTTAGTGCTTGAAAAGATGTTCCTTGTGCTTGGTCTTTTCCTGTATCATATACTAATGCAGAAGCAGAATCAGATTCATTGTGATATGCTGAAAAAAAAGTTGATGTAATAGTTTCATTATATCCAGAACCACCAGAAGAATTACCTTGAAAACCAAATGTTACATTATTAGTTTCTGGGTGCATATTAATAAACTCAAACTTATAAATAGGATATGTGTTATCTAATACAACATTATCACTGCCATCAACAAAAGATAGAGTAGAGCTAGAACTAGCTGTTAAAGTTTTAATGTGTACCAGTGCACCTGGAGCATTACCTGTTACCGCTGCAGGAACCGTGCTTAGATTTCTAAGAGATCTATCGTTGTATTTAACTAATGCCATTATGATTGTTTCGGCCCCACTCCGTACATTTTGATTGTTCCAGCATCTATGTTGCCAGACACCATTTTAAACTGAATTGCATCAATAGCAGATGTAGTGTTAAAATACCCACTTACATAAAAATCTTGAGAATAATCATTAGCATTATAACAGTTTGATCTAGCTATAAAATGTTTTACAAAAGTTGTACTGCTAGGATTAAATAGGGTTAATTCTCCAGATATAGATTCATCATTTCCGTTACCAGCATTTCCTGAAATCATTTGAAAACTTGTAGATTGTGCAAGATCAGAATTTGATCCATATTCTAAAACTGCACTATTTCCAGCTTCATTATGATACGCTACAAAAGCAGCTGATGTTATATTAACTCCGTAATTTGAACCAGTATCAGTAGAACCTTGAAATGTTATTGTTGCTGTTGTAAGCAAAGTCAAATTACCATCAGTCAAGGCTGCCGCTGTGGGCAACGCTGTAATTGCTGTTAGTGCTCTGTTGACTGCAGTTCGGATAGCCATAGGTTAGGCTCCCGTTAATGCTTTTATCTCAGCGTCATCTAATCCCAAGTCTTTTAGTTTTTGTTTGCCAGATGCTTTTTTATCTATTGCTGCTTGTTCAGCATCCATCTCTAATTTAATTGCAGCTTTATTTTTAGTTTCTTCTGTATCTCTAGCTTTTTCTTCTTCTGCTGTTAATTGTATTTTAATACCATTTAATAATTTATATCTTGCCATTATACTATCCCATAAAGTTTGTAGTCGTAATCTTCAATATTACCTGAATGATAATAAATTCTAAATCCAGTAGCATTAGGTGCATCACTATGGTTATAAGCACCACAACTTACTTCTGTTCTAAAATTTGTACTTGCATCATATCTAGTTCCTTGTGCTCTCATAAAATTTCCATGATAGTTTTGATATGATGATTTTCTTGGTGTAAAAAAAATTTGACTTTGATGATACTCTGTTGATCCAGCATTTCCACTGTTTTGATGTACTCTCCAATGATCTCCATTTGTTGTATGAAATCCATAAAAGCTATCATCTGCACTTGTTCCATGAACTGCACTATCATAATAAGAAGATGTAAAATTAGAACCACTTGATCCACCTGTTCTCATTTGAAAATATAAAAAAGCATTATCTGTTGCTGGTCTGGAAAACCAAACAAGCATAAAATGTGAATATGTTGATACATCTAGATCATCAAAAACTATTTCTGATACAGCAGTTCCTGATCCAGCAGATAATAAACTTTTAAAATCAAGCGTAGCAAAGCTATTATCTCCTCTTAAAAAGGTTGTAGCATCTTTAGTTCCAGTAGCTGTTAGTTTAGCAAGTGAAACTGTACTGTCAGATGGTACACCAAGATCTAGCGTATCACCTAAAATAGTGATGAAGTCGATAGAGTCATCCGTTGTCAATGCCGCTGCAAATATAATCGTACTGCCTGAAATAGTATAGGATGATATAGGAGCCTGTAATACACCGTTTAGTGATACTAAGCAGTGTTGGGCTGATTGTGGGAATATAGCTGTACCCCCAACTAATAAGTTGAATGTAGTTGTAGCACTTGTTGTTATCGCATCACAAGCCTGAAAGTTCCCGAGTCTAGGTTGAACGCCAATGTAGGCCATGTTATATTACTCCTTTTAAATTGTTTATCATATTAATTAATTCCATACAAGGTTATAGTTCCTGCATCTATGTTGTCAGAGTTCATTTGAAATCTAATAGCATCAACTGCACTTGTTGTGTTTCCGTACCCAGCAATAAAATAATTCATGCTATAATCAGAACTTCCACTATGAGCTAAAAATTGAGTATTAGCTATAAAGTGTTTAACAAAAGTTGTAGAAGATGGATTAAATAAATGCAAATAACCAGAACATGAAGCATCATTTGCACCATCTATAGCATCTGAAAGATTTTGAAATCCAGTTCCTTGTGCCAAATCATCATCAGCTGAATATCCTAAAACAGCTGCACCATCATTTTCTTGATGATATGCTCTAAATGCTGTAGTTGTTTTTGTAACATTATAGTTACTTCCAGCATCTATACTCATATTAAATTGAAAATCTCTAGCATCATTTGATGGGTGTATATTATTAAAAGTAAATACATATTCCTTATAAGTATCATCTAGCACCACACCATCAGAGCCATCAACAAAAGATAAAGTAGCAGATGAACTAGCAGTCAACTTTTTAATAAACACCATAGAGCCACCACTAAAACTTGCTTCAAGATCATCGGCTCCTGAATCAAAACCAATACCTTTACCTGCAACTGGTGTTAAATTTAAACTGTTAAAATTTAATTTAGATAATGCCATTATGAATCTTTTATTCCGTAGAGTTTTATAGTGCCAGCGTCTATGTTGCCACTACTAAATTTAAATTGAACAGCATCAATAGCTGCAGTAACATTACAATAACCAGCCATGTGAGCTTCATTTGCTTGAGCATTATTATTATAATCTATGGTTCTTGCTATAAAATGTTTAACAAAAGTTGTTGAGCTTGGATTAAACAAAAACATTTCTCCAGAACCACACTCATCATTACCATTTCCAGTTCCTCTTGTTAATTCTTGAAAACCAGTTCCTTGTGCTAAATCATCTCCTGCAACATATCCCATTTCTGCTGCATTATCTGCTTCATTGTGTGCAGCTGCAAAAAATGTAGTGGTTTTTGTGGCATCATAATCTGTGCCACCATCTCTAAAATTAACTAAAAATTGAACATTATTAGTAGCTGGGTGAATATTAATAAACTCAAACTTATAAATAGGATATGTGCTATCCAAGACTACACTATCTGCTCCATGTACAAAACTTAATGTAGCTGAAGCACTAGCAGTTAAAGTTTTAATTAAAATCATAGAACTTGCACCTTGAGTCGTAAACCCATCTGCATCTGAATTAAATGATAACGCATTACCTGCAACAGGTGTCACATTAAAACTGTTATAATTAAATTTAGATATAGCCATTATAATATTCCATACATTTTAATTGTTCCAGCATCTATGTTGCCAGATGACATCTTGAACTGAACTGCGTTAATTGCAGATGTTGTATTAAAATATCCAGCAGTAAATGTATCAAGTGAATAGCCATTACCTATATGAGCCAATCTGCTTGTAAAGTGTTTTACAAAAGTTGTATTAGATGGATCAAATAAGTGCATTGTTCCAGCACCACTTTCATCATTTCCATCTCCTACATTAACCATT